ACGGCGAGCCACGACGATCTGCGCCGAGGAGTACTTCCGCGGGTCGTCGAGCACCGGGTCGGAATCACGAACCTGTCGGACCGACGCGTAGAACCCGCCGACCACCTCGACCCGTGTCGTCACCGTCACCGTGCCGGTCGTCCACGACGCCACCAGCACCCTCGGCTCCGACGTCGCCGACGCGCTGAGCGTGTAGGTGCGCACACCGGTCGAGCCTGTGGTCGTCGCAGTCCCGGCAGCGACGACCGTCGCCCCGGCCTCGTCGACGACACCGACGGTGACCGTGCCCGCAGGCTCGGCCAGGTCGCCGTCCTGGTCGTAGAACCGGCCGGTGATGGTCGCGGCCGTGCCGACGAGGATCTGTTCGTCGGCGACGACCGTCACGGCGGTCAGTCCTTCGGCGCTGCGGCCCGACGGGCGCGCGGCTTGCTGGTGGCCGCAGTCTCCGGCGCCTCGACGGCAGCAGACTCGACGGCAGCCTTCTTGGCCGGCTTCGACTCGTCGGCGACGGCGAGACCGTTCGCGACGAGGAGTTCGGCTTCGTCCTGGGGGAGGTCGATGGACTCGCCGGGAGCGGGCCAGTCGACTCCGTTGCGGGTGCCCGCGATGCGGGCCCTCATCGTCACGCGCACCGCGAGACTCCTTCTGGTTGTGGGTGGCGACGATCGGGGCGGGGGCCGGAGCCCCCGCCCTTCACGTCAGACGGTCAGACCGTCAGGGTCACGTCGAAGCGCCGACGTAGAGCTTCACTGCGCCTGTCTGGTCGGCGAGGATGCCGTCACCCCGCACGATCGCCCGGAACGTGACGAGGTCGCTCTGGAAGGCGAAGTCGTCCGACCGCTCGAAGCGGACGCCGCCGGCGAGACGGACGTGGTAGGCGGCGATGTCGCCGAAGATGACCGACTTCGCCGAGGTCGCCACTGCGGCCACGTTCGGGTCGGTGTACACCGGCTTGCCGAGGAGCAGGTCCGGCGCACCCACGGTCAGGCCCGGCTGCCACAGGTAGTTGTTGTCGGAGCCCTTCAGCTTCCGCACCCGAGCGACGGTGGCGTCCCGCATGATCCAGGCGCACGACGTCGAAGCCCGGTAGGGGGAGATGACCGAGTAGTAGAGGTCGATCAGCTCGTCGGCGGTGAACGCACCGGAGGCGCCGGTGGTGGCACCGGTGACGCCGGTGGTCGCGGTCTGCACGATGCCCGACGGCTTGCTCGACGCGTTGCCGGTCACCAGGTCGGTGCCGAGGGCGTTGCCGACGGCGCGACCGGCCTGGCGGGCGAGGTAGTCGAGCAGGTTGGTTCCGGTGTCGGCGACCAGCTCGGAGGACACCTGGATCGACATGCCGTACTTGTAGGCGCCGAGGGTCCGCTTCGCGAACGCCGGGTCCGACTCGGTGAGGGTCGAGCCCTCGGTGATGAGCGCACCCGAGGAGTGCGTGGTCGTCACCGGGATCTCCAGGTTCTCACCGCTCGCCGTGCTGATGATCGTGGCACCCGCCTGGAGGATGGCCGACACCTCGATCATGTGCTCCCACATCGAGCCGGCGAAGCTCGTCGGCACGGTGTTCCCGCCGGCGGTCGCGGTGCCCTTGGTGAGGTCGCGGGACTCGAACGGGACGGCGACGGTGCGCAGCTCGCCGCGACCGAGGGCGCGCAGCTGCTGCTCGACGGACAGCTCGTCGGCCGGCGCCTCGGGGGCGTCGACGGAGCCGAACCGCGTCATGGCGGCCTCGATGTCGGAGTTCCGCTGCTCCATCTCCAGGAGGACGGCGATGCGGGCGTCGATGGCGTTGATGTCGTCGTTGGCCTTCTGCCAGGCCGACTCCTCTTCGGCGGTCAGACGCTGCTCCTCGCCGTCGCGCTGGTTGGCGCGCTCGGAGATCGCCTGCATCTCGTTCCAGGCGCGCAAGCGCGCGGTGTGCAGTCGGTGTGCTTCGTGGTTCACAGTTGCTCCCGTGAATCGGGCCGGGACGTTCTCACGTTCCGGCGAGAGTGTTGGTGGTGATTGACGCTGACGGCGTGTCGCGCGGGTCAGCGGATGCGCGGGATCAGCGGCCCCCGCTGGGCCGTCTGCGCTTCCTCGCCCGGTGTTTCGCACGGGGGCTCGGGAGCTGGATCCTCTGCCGTGACCTCGGGGAGGTCGCGGAGGATGAGGTCGGTGAGTCGGCCGGCGGCAGCAGCCTCGGCCACCTGCTCGAACGGCAGGTCGACGAACTCGGAGAACGAACGCAGCGCCACCGCGGCGCCGCCGTCCTGGGTCTGCAGGTACGCCGGGGACGCGACTGGCCCCAGCTCGTACAGCACGACGTCCTCCAGCGTCCGCAACGGGAAGCCCGAGTCGGTCGTGTCCCACGAATCGGCGCGCACAGCGAAGCTGAACGACGAGCCACGCACCATGCCGGAGCGCACCTTCGCAGCGACACGCTGCGCGTCCGGGTCCGACGGGTCGAGCTGCATGGAGTACGACAGGCCACGCTCGTCGGTCGCCAGAACCAGCGTCCCCGACTCGGTCGTCGCCAGCAGCGTGTCGAGGTTGTGGTTCCACGCACCGAGCACGTTGCGCTCCGAACGCGACAGCGTCCCATCGAACGCCGACGGGTCGACCTGCTCGACGAACCCGCCGAGGTTCTGAGACAACGTGTTGAACACCGCGGCGTAACCGGACAGCGACAGGGCGTCGCCCTCGGCACGCAGCTCGGGCGCGTCGACGTGACGGTATGAACGAAGTTCACGCACCGGGAGCACCTCCGAAGGTGGCGGGCGAATCAGGCAACGGGCCGCGGTCCTCTAGCTCACGCACCTCGTCGACCGTCAGGAAGCCGGACGACAGGGCGGTCGCGTAGGACGCGTACCGGGTGGGCAGGTCGGAACGGAGGAACGCACCGGTCGCGAACCGAACGAACTGGGGACGCGGCACGTTCGCCGTGAGCACCTCTTGGATCAGCACCAGCTCGGCGTTCATCGTCGACGCCATGAACGACGTGAGCCGGTCGGCGAGGTTCTGGTAGGTGAGCGACGACCCGCCGCCACCGAGACCGACCCAGGCCGGGTCCACTCCGAAGATGCGACAGATGTCCCGACCGGCGTGCGCCATCGTCTCCAGGAACTGCGAGTCCTCGGCGTCGACACCGACACGCTCGTAACGCAGCCCCGAGCCGAGCACGGCCGGGCGACGCTTTCGCCACGACGACTGCACCGACGCCCGGATGCGCTCGGCGCCCTCGGCGTCCAGCTCGGCGTCGGCGTACAGGATCGCCGACGGCACTGCCGAGTTCTTCAACCAGTCACGGCCGAAGTCCTGCGCCCGGTGCGACAGCTCGACGAGGCCGGACCGCTCCAACGGGGAGATGCCCAACGGTGAGCCCGGCACCGGGAACCCTGGCACCAGGAACACGTCGTCGGCCGGGATCGGCTGGCCCTTGTAGGAGTAGGTGACGTCCGCGCCGTGGTACTCCTGCTTCGTCGCGACCTTCGTCGGGTCGAGCCACTCGACCGCCGTCGGCCACCCGGCAGCGTCACGCGACACGATCATCCCGAACGCGTTGCCCCACAGGTCGCGACTGATCGACAGCTGTCGAAGCCACTGCGACCGCGGCAGCTTCGACGGTGACTCCACCAGCAGCGGCTGGCGTGGCACCTCAACCGGCAGGCCGTCAGCCCCCAGCCGGTACGCCTTCAGCGGCAGCTGCGCCAGCGTGTTCGCCCGCAGGTTCACGCACGCCACAACCGCCGACAGCGCCAGCGAGTCCCTCGACGCCCGAGCATCCGGCGCCGGCCACGCGTCGCCCCGACCCCACACGTCCTGATACGACACGTCCCGACGCTCCTGGCGTCCGAGTCGGCCCAGCACTAGGCACGCTCCACAGCGAGACCGAACGCAACGAGCGCGACACCGGCCACAGCGAACCCGAGCGCCGGAGCGACGAACGCCCCAGCGACCGTCAGCGCGACGGCACCCAACACCTGGAGGACAGCGGCGACAACCTGCACGAACAACCCTCCAGGGTCAGAAAGCAAAGACAGGACGCCGCTGGCGGTCCTCAGTCGTGCCGTCCGAGACGGCCTGCCCGAGCGCCTCCACAGCGAGGATCGCTGCGACGTGGGCGTCGATGAACCGGGCGTGGCCGGCCTTGTCGGGGCGATACCCGCCGCGAGCCCGTCGCCGCTGCGTGTTCGCAACGTGACGGTCCAACACTTCAGTCCCGGTGTGGCCGATCTGACCGGCCCGCACCATCGTCGACCACCTGTCGACCGCGGCGACCATCCGGGCGTCGGACTGCGTCGGGAACATGGCGACGACCTTGTCGCCGAACTCCGCAGCCCACTCGTCGATCTCGGTGCGCCAATACGGGGGGTCGGCCAACAGGCGCACCACCCGGAAGTCGGCGAACGCCTGGGCGACCACCTCACGCACCTCATGGCGAGGAACGCGCCAGCCCTTCACGCCGTCGCCTGGGTGCTCCCACACGCCCAACGGCTGCACCAGCCAATCGGGGTGACGGACCGCGACCAGCGCCGTCGCATCACCCGTGTCCGAGCCGTCGAAGCCGAGGGCCACCATGTCGCCCGGAGCCAGCCGGTCCGACCGGGTCAACGCCTGCCACAGCTCGAACTCGATGAGGTCCTCCGAACCGGCGACCAGCTGGTTCAAGTAGAAACGCCGGGCGTCGGCCGGGTCCGTCGCCGGGTCACGCACCTCCTCGGCGATCCGGCCCAGGTCCACCCACGACGAGTCGCCATAAGCCACCTTCAGCGCCGGCACCAGCGTCGCATCGTCGTCGAGGTTGTCGACGACCGGAGCTTCGAGGCTGTCGTACAGCAGACCGGCCGAGGCCTTCTCGGCGGCGACCCACGACGCTTCGGCGACGGACTCGTCGCCCGGCCGGTGAGCGTTCGTCGTCTCCACTGTCAGCCCGTTCGTCTTCCCGACGTTCCGACGGATCGTCGCAGCGAGACGCACCCCACCGTTGCGAGGAGTCCACAGGTGCGACTCGTCAAGGATCGCCGCCGTGACCGGCTGGCCCTCACGGGAACCGGCAGCGGCCGACACCGGCTCCAGCCGGCCAGCTCGACCCTTCAGGTAGATGCGGGTGATCCCGACGTCGAGGTTGCACTCGTCGACGACCGGCGACCCGCCGACCATCGCCAACAGCTGCGCGTAGGTGTTGTCAGTCGCTTCGAGCGAGACGGCGGCGACCTGAACCCACGGCGACGGATGCGGACGGCCGACCGGTTCGCCGTCGGCGTCCCACCCATCGAACGTCGTCGGCCCAGCGAGATGAGCGAGTGCCAACGCCCCGAGGAGCGGCGACTTTCCCCAGCCCTTCGCCCGACGCAGCACCGCCCGGCGCACGCCGTGACGGCCGGTGCGAGGGTCGAGCCGGTACAACCTGACGACGAACGCCAGCTGCTCGTCGGTCAACTGCAGAGGCTCGCCGGTTCGATCGCCGCCAGGCACCCGCAGGTACGCCTCGATCCAGTCGGCGACCTGCCAGCCGAGCGACGGGAACTCGCCCGCGTACTCGGGCGCCCGCCACGGCACTACGAAACGACCCGCAGACGCGACCTGGTCGACCCCGTCGGCTGCGGCGCCGTGCGAGCCTGCTCAGCTTCGAGCACCTCGTCGTCGACGATCGTCCAGCGCAGACGCAGCAGCGCCATCGGCGACAGGCCGAGCCGGTCCTCCATCTGTCGGACCTCGGCGAGGATCGCACCCGACGCGCCCGGCTGCTCCGACGCAGCGAGGACGATGCAATACCGAGCGACGGTGCGCTCGGAGTTCATGCGCTCCCACGCCACCGCCTGCGGCAGCTTCCAGACGTAGCGCCACGCGTGCGCTTCGGCTGCCGTCGCCTTGTCGGGCAGCGGCCACGCCGGCGCCTTGCCCTTCCGGCCCGACCTGGGGAGACGCTGCGCCGATGCTGCGAACCCGTCGATCCGACCGTTCCGAGGGTTGCGAGCGCCTTCCTTCGGAGGAGGTCCCGGCATCGTCACCACCTCCCGTGGTCGTCAAGGCCCGAACGGCTACGGAGTGCGAGAAAGG